GTTTGCCAGTCGCTCGTCAGTTTTCTGTGAGCAGTCCCGAGCCCAGTTCCGCCTATTCGCCATGAAGAAATCAAAACCAACCACCAAGCCGACAACGACTAAACGCCGACGCGGCCACCCGTCGAATCCTGTCATCGATGAGCTGGTCGCCACCGGCGGCTACACTCGCCGAGGTGCGCGAAAGATTGCCGCCGAGGCCAAGACCACCGGCGAGAGTGTCGTCGATTTGGCCTCGGCTCGTCTGCGCAAAGTGAAACTCGAAGGCGACAAGCTGGAGTATTCCATTGAGGTCTTTCGAGGGAAGCACATTCCGAGAAATAAAGTCGAAGAAATCGGGTTGACGCTTGGCTCGGTTGTTTCTGCTCAACTTGACGCCTTTAGTCGAGAGTTGCCAGGTCGGCTTGAGGGGCTGACGGCCGCGCAAATGCAGCCGATTTTTTCTCAAGAAACAGACAAGATAAAGCAAACGCTTGCGGGCGAACTCGAAAAGCACCTCTCATGCTGATCGAGTCTTTCATCCGTGGACTTAATGCAGGCAAGCGACTCACGCCGGTCGAGTGGATGCGTCGGAATGTCGTGGTCCCACACTCTGCCCGAAACACGCGATTCGACCCAGCCACCTCGCCGTGGATGAACGAGCCGATCGCCGAGATCGCCAAGGATACGAACACCGAGATCGTCATCTCCGCGCCAGTCGGCTCCGGCAAGACCACTCTTTTCGAGGCACTCCTCGCATGGATCGTCTCGGAAAACCCCGGCCCGACCCTTGTCACCGGACAGACCGACAAGACCGCCAAGCAGTGGGCCGAGTCCCGACTCGCCCCGATGCTCGAAGCCATCCCATCCGTCTCCAAGCTCTTCCCCAAAGACCGCCACCAGAAGCGCAAAACCGAAATCCTCTTTCCCCACATGCCGCTCTTTATTGGCGGCGCCAACCTCACCAGCCTCCAAGAGAAATCCATCCGCTGGAATATCGGCGATGAAGTCTGGCGGTGGAAAAAAGGCATGCTCGGCGAGTTCCGCCGGCGCACCCACGACCGATGGAACGCCCGCTGCATCCTCGTCTCCCAAGGTGGCGAAGAAGGCGACGACTTCCACGACGCCGAAGACCTCTGCGAAAAGCGAGACTTCGCCTGGCATTGCACCGAGTGCGATGCGTGGACCGTCTGGGATTTCCAGCACATCAAATTCGACCGCCCCACCGACACGAACGGCAACATCCTCTGGGAGCAAGTCGCCAAGAGCGCCCGGCTCGTCTGCCCCCACTGCCAGCACGACCACCCCGACGACCCCCGCATCCGCCGCACCCTCTCCACTTCATCGAAATACCTCACCACCTCTCCCGGCGCACCCGGCCACATCGCTTTCCACTACGACGCCGCCGCCGTCTGGTGGATCCCCTGGGGAACCCTCGCCGTCGAATGGACAAAGGCCGACCTCGATTTGAAAAGCGGCGACCCCGACACCCTCAAGCAATTCGTGCAAAAGCGAAACGCCCGCCGCTGGGTGGACAAGTCCACCGGCCCCTCCGACTCCGAAGTCCTCTCCTGCCGAGGCCAGCACCTGCGCGGCTCCTGCCCCACCGACCCCCTCATCATTACCTTCGGCGCCGACATCGGCCAAGACACCCAACACTGGGCAGCCGTCGCATGGGCCGCCAACGGCACCGCATTCGTCATCGACTACGGCACCGCCACCGGCATCGAAGACCTCGAAGGCATCGCCACCTCCTTGAAATACCAGACCCCATCCGGCCGCGAAGCCACCGTAGCCCACGGCATGCTCGATTCCGGCTACAACACCGGCACCGTCTATGGCCTTTGCTGGAAGACCCAAGGCTTTCTCTATCCCGCCAAAGGATCCAACGCCAACATGGGAACCGTCTCCGAATCCATCTTGAAAGACTACCCCGCCCTGCCTCTCTACACCGTCAACGAATGGTGGTCGAAAGTCTGGCTCTTCAACGGAAAAATCAAACACCGCTCTGCCCCCTTCCTGTGGTTCCCCAAAGACTCGGACGACACCTTTCTCCGCGCCTTCATGGGCCAGCGCCCCGACGACAAAAAAGGCCGACGCGAATGGCGCAAAGTCCCCAACGACCACTTCGCCGACGCCGTCCGTCTGAACCACGCCATCGTCCACCGCCTCCTCCTCGCCGGAGCGATCACATTCGAGAAAAACTGATCATCTCGGTGCGCTCACCGAAATGACCCCCGCCCGCCGAGCTAGGTTTTAAGCGGCTCCGCAAGCCTTCAAAATTATTTTCATTTTCTTGAAAAAAAGTTGTTGACGAGAAATCAAGTTCGTGAGATTGTCATTTCAGATCGAAGCCACCACGGCAGAGACGAAAACAAAAAACCAAATCCAAAACATGAAACTTACAGCCTACAAATTCACTGCACTCCAAACACCAACTTGGAGGACTAACTTGACGGTTGCCCTCATCGCAAAAGGCTTCGCCGCATGGGAAGAATCCGATGCCCTCTACACGGATGCGACTCTTGACGAAATCAACTGGATCACTGGCGCAAAAAACCACTTTGCCGCCTAACCCCACCCGGCGCGGGTTCGATCCCCGCGCCACCAACCAACACAAAAAAAATGAAAGCCTCAGAAAAACAACTCTACAACGCCCTGGCTTACCTTGTCATTTTCGGCAAGCAGTTGAAAAACACGCTTGAGGAACTAACCTTCGCCATCGAAAAATCCGAGAGCCTCCTCATCGCCCACAACCTCAAATCCACCCGCTTAAAAAAACCATGAGCCCCACCGACACACAAATCCGCCTAGCTTGCAGCGTCGATGCAGCAGGCCACCGCAGCGGCCAACCGCTCACGCTAACCGCCACCGGACCTGACAACCTGACGATCCCGAACGGCTACATTGTCCGCCACGGCCTGCGAGTCGGCGCTCGTTTCCGGTCGTTTGGAACAGCCATGCGCGCCTTTGAATTCAAGCGCGAAAATCTCGGCTACACCACCATCGCCACAGCATGAAACAAAAACCCACCACCCACGGCGGCCCGCGCAAAGGATCGGGCCGCCCCAAAGGAGCGAAATCAAAAAACGCCAAAGGCCGCACCGCCGTCACGCGCAGCGTCTCCATGCAGCCGGAAAGCTGGGACAAGCTCGACCGCCAGCGTGGCGACCAGTCACGCGGGAAGTATATCGAGTCCCGCCTTTGAATTCCTCCCCCTCTGTGTCCTCTGTGCTCTCTGTGGTTAAATCCTAGTCTTTGACACGCCCGCCGAGGCGTGACCGACCTCGACAAAATCTCCGGCGTAAAATCCTACCTCCGCCGCACCAAGACCGTCGCCGAACTCCAAGCCCTCGCCGACGCCGCGTTTCTCTCCGCCTCCGAGGAAGTCGTCATCACATCCATCAGCGGCGACGGCACCGCCTCCAGCGGACAGGTCAGTTTCCCGAAATGGCTCCTCCTCCAAGCCTTCGAAGAAATCCTCTCCGAAGGCCCCGACGGCCGCCAACTCTTCGCCATCGCTGACCGCTCCCGCTACGGGACCATGATTTGACACGCGCCCTCGGGCGTGCCGTCAAAAATCAAAAAATCAAGTTGGGGAGGCAGTCGCCCCGGAGCAGGCCGCCCGCGCAAGCTCGACGCCAAAGCCGCCGCCTTCGAAGCCGCCCAGCCCTCTCTGAATCGCGGCCTCGTCTGGATTCCGACCACCGATCCGAAGCGCGAACTCACCGCCCACACGCGCCTCGAAATTCTCCGACTCTCCCGCTGGCTTTACAACAACGCACCGCAGGCAACCTACCTCGTCGAACACCTCGCCCAGCGCGCCATCGGCACCGGCATCGTCGTTCAACCCAAAACCTCGAACACCGAGTGGAATAAAAAGGTCGATCAGTATTTCGAAGATCGCAACTGCGCCGAGGCGTGGGCCTTCGACGCCGGAGCGCAGGTCAATTTCTACACCGCGCAAAGTCTCATCCTCCGCCAAGTCGCCATCGACGGCGACTTCTTCGCGCAGTTTTTGAAAACCAAAGACGGCGCGGCCCGCGTTCGTTTCATCGGCGGCGAGTCCATCGGCGGCGCCGGTTCTTTCGCCACCGATTCGCACGACGGCGTCATCCTCGACCGCTTCGGCGCACCCCTAGCCTACACGCTCAACAGCGAAGACGCCCTCCGCATCCCCGCCGAAGACATCCTCCACTTCCGCCACATCCGCCGCCACTCCCAGCCCCGTGGCGTCTCGTGGTTCCACGCCGCCGCCGCCAACCTCCGCGACATCAGCGAAATCAACGCATATGTGAAGGGCGCGTATAAGGCAGGCGCCCAAATTGGCTACATGGTGACATCCACCGAAGTCGCCAAAATCGGCCTCGGTGCTGGAATGAAAACCACCAGCAACGAAGTCGGCGAACTCCAGACCACCGACCTGCCAAACGGCATCCTCCTCCCGCGCCTCAAGCCAGGCGAAAAACTCGAAGCCTTCAAGAACGACATCCCCGGCCAGACCTACGAAGCCGTCATGCGCGCCCTCCGCTCCGATGTCGCCTTCGCCATCGGCCTCCCGCCCGAAGCGATGATGGTCAATGTCGGCCTCGCAGGCACCGAGCAGAGGGCCGTTTTAGAAGTCACTCAGAATTTCCTCGAGCGACTCCAGCAGCAGGTCATCGATCAGTTTTGCAGGCCGTTTTACAAATATTGGCTCTGGCACGAAATGCAGGCCGGTCGCCTCGAATACCCCGGCGATGATTGGTGGCGCCACGAATGGCTCGCCCCGCGCAAGATCACGGTGGACAGCGGCCGCGACGCCCGCGCTTACAGCGAGCAACTCGACAAAGGCCACCTCTCACCGACCCGCTACTACAACATGCTCGGCCTCCGCGCCACCGAGGAAGAGGACGATGTCATTCAGACCTACCTCCGCCGCAAACAGAAATGCGACGCCCTTGGAATTGATTTTGATGAAGTCTTCCCAAACAACGCTCGCACTCAGTCGCAATTTGCGGAGCAAAGCCGACCAAACTCTCAAGAGCCTTCACCCGCCGAGCCGGATGCCGACGAACAATCACCGCAACCACCCAACGACCCACCCACCACATGAATAAATTCTATGCACTGGAACAATCCAACAACGGCGAGGCAACGATCCATCTCTATGATGAGGTCGGTGCTTTCGGCTCAGGCTCTAAAGAATTCCTCGCCGACCTCGGCAAGTTCGAAGGCCAACACATCCACCTCCGAATCAACTCGCCCGGTGGGTCCGTGGTTGAGGGAACGGCCATTTATAACGCCCTCCGTCGGCACAAAGGCGGGCTGACCGTCCACATCGACGCGCTCGCAGCCTCGATGGCCTCGGTCATCGCCATGGCCGGCGCTCCCGTCTACATCGCCGACAACGCCCTGCTCATGATCCACAATCCGTGGACCGTCAGCATGGGCGACTCGGACCAGCTCCGCCGCGAAGCCGCTCTCCTCGACAAACTCAAAGACTCCCTCCGCAACGCGTATGTCCGCAAGACCGGCATGGAGGCCGACCGCATCGCCCAGATGATGGACGAAGAAACCTGGCTCGACGCCGTCGAAGCCGTCGCCCTCGGATTCGCCGATGCCATCGAGGAAGGCGTGGCTGCCGCAGCCACTGCGACCCCCGCCCAACTCCGCGCCCGATTTGACAAGTTCGCGCAGGGCATGACCCAGCAGCCAGAAACCCAAGAGCCCACCGCTCCCGAAGTCATCGAAGAGCCCACGGCCACCATCGTCAGCGAATCCGCTCCTGCCGAAATCCAACCCGAAGCGATTTCCGAAGAGTCCGCTCCCGCAGATTCCACCGAGCAAGTCACCGAGCAACCTGCCGAAGTCGAGCAGCCCGCCGAGCCACAAGCGAAAGCCAGCGCCGCCGATGCGATCCTCGCCAAATACAACGAAATCCTCGCCCGTGCCGAAGCCGCCGAAGCTCATGCCAAAGCGATCGAGTCCCGCTTGGAAATCGTGAAAGGCGAACTCGCCACCAAGTGCGAAGACCTCGACCGCCTCGAGCGTTCCCTCGGCCTCTCGCCCGCCCGCGTCGTTCCTTCCGTCGATCAAGTGCAAGACAGCTCCTCGATTTACGACCAATGGAAAAACGCCACCGGAGCCGAGAAGACCCGGATTTTCCGCGCCAATCGCAAAGCCCTCGAAGCCCACGCGAAGTCCCAAATTTGACAGCCCACCAATCACCGAACCCAACAACCACCTAACCCATACCACCCACTAACATGGCCACCACGATCAGCTCCGAACTCAAATTGAATGTCGTCCTCGACAGCGCACTCATGGCGCTCCGCGAGTCGCTTCTCCCAATCAACTCCTTCTCGACCGTCTTCAACAGCGTCCCACTGCAAGGCACCGACAAGATAAGCGTCCCGTTCTTCCCTCTCGCCACTGACGCGACGAGCGATTTCAACGGCACTTATGCTTTCAACGATTCCAACGCGATCAACAGCCGCGAGATCACCGTCAACAAGCGCAAATACCAGGCGCTCTCGTTCACCTCTTCCGAGTTGGCACGCCAGCCCTACTTCAACCCCGAGCAACTCGGATTCTTGAAAGGCCGCAAACTCGCCGAGGACATCCTGCGCGACATCCTCTCGATCGTCACCCTCGCCAACTACGGCGCGGCGATTCACACCGGCGCGGCCTCCGCATTCGACAGCGACGACCTCATCACCATCAAAACCGCGCTCGACCAGGCCAAATGGAGCAAGTCCAGCCGCGTGATGATCCTCGACAACTCCTACGAAGGCGCACTCCTCAAAGACGCTGGCATCAAGAACGCCGCCGCAGTCGGCAGCGCATCGGCGATCCAGAACGGACGCCTGCCACAGATCGCTGGCTTCGATGTTATCGGAACCAACTTGATCCCCGGCAACAGCGAAAACCTCGTCGGCATGGTCGCACTCCCCGAGTCGATCCTCGTCGCCTTCTCGCCCATCCAGCCATCACCTGGCGTGCTCAACCACCTCACCAGCTACGAGACCGCCGTCGATCCCGAGACCGGCTTGACCATCGAGTATCGCGCATGGGCTGACCCTGACACGGACACCGAGAAGCAAGTCCTCGAGGTCAACTACGGCTACGCCCTCGGCCACGCCGCCGCCCTCAAGCGCATCGTCTCGGCTTAATCCCGATGCGCCTCGGCCTCACACTCACCCGCACCGGCAACACTTGGAAGGTGGAAAGCCTTCCGAGTGTCCCGCTCGGCGAGCAGCTCGCAGCCTTCAAGGCCAAGCAAGTGGCCGGCGAGTTGACCGCAGACGAGACGCTCGTCGTCTCCCTCGGCGACACCCTCAAGCGCCACATCTGCAAAGCCAAGCCAGCTCCCGCCGTTGAGGTGGAAGCCGAAGAAGAGTCACCCAAGAAAAAGAAGTAATTCCCGCAAAGCGCCCGCACCGCGCTCCTCGCCCGCAAAAGCCCTCGCCGTTCTCACTCCGGCGGGGGCTTTTCTTTTTCCCCTCCGTGTCTCCGCGCCTCCGTGAGAGCAAATCTTTTGACACGCCGCGAGGTTCGTGTCGCCCACCGCTCGCAACGCCCTCGCAATCCGCTCCGCGCAACTGCGCCAAACCGCGCACGGCACCACGGTCAAATTTCGCCAGGCTGAGATCCGCGTCTGCCTCGCTCCCGTTTCTATCGGCTTGGATCTCGAAACCGGCGGACTCCGGCAAGGCGGTGAGTTCTCGATCCGCTTTCTCGCCGCCGACCTGCAAAGCCCGCCCCGCCGAGGCGAAGCCGTCACCTTCTCCGCCAAGACCTATTTCATCAGCCAAGTCAGCGAGACCCACGCCCCCGGCGAATACCTCGCAACGATGTCCCCAGGAGGTGCCGCGTGAACATCCCCGTCGAGTCCTCCCTCGCCGCATGGCTCCGCAGCCAGCCAGCCTTTGACGGCATCCCGGTTCACACCGGACAATCCGCCGACACCATCCCGCAGGATCAGCCCGTCCTCCTCGCCGGGTGCGAATCCACCGAAGCCGTGGCCCGTGGATTCTACAAAGCCACCGCGAGCATCGTCCTCGTAACCCCCGCCGTCCTCGAAGTCTCCCTCGAAGCCCACGCCGCGCTCGCCGATTCCCTCCGCGCCTCCCTGCTTTCCGCCGCCGATCTCGCCGCCGCCTTCGAGCCCGACCTGACCCTCGCCGGCGCCGACCTCCGCAGCGTGGACGACACGCAGAGCGACGGCCGGTGGGTCACCACCGCCGCCCTGACGCTGGCCTTCACCGCGTCCGGCATTTGACACGCGACTCCCTTCCGAAACCCGCAACCACCAACCCAACTCCACCACCACCATGGCCGCCACACTCTATCGCCACTCAGACCTAGCAAACGCCAGCTACGGCACGCCGGACATCACCGGCATGATCGTCACCAGCTTCTCCGTCAACGAAACCGCCGCGCTCTCCGAGGTCAAAGATGACCAAGGCTCCATTCGTGCCGTGGCCGTCGCCGAGCCAGTCCAAGAAATCTCCATCGAAGGAATGCGCACAGGCAACTTTAGCGCCGTCGTCGGCGGACTGCTCTCCATCACGATGCCCGACAGCGTGGAGCTTGGCGCGACCACGATCGTGACCGGCCTCACCACAAACTTCGCCGCCGAGCAGTTTGAGACCTTGAGCCTCACAGCCCGCTCTTACCAAACCACCATGGCTCTCGCCGCCTAAGCCCACGCCCGCACCCAGCGCCCGGCGCGTGTGATTCACCGCGCCGGGCTCCCTACGAAAAATGACGACAAAACATCTGGCAGTCTTTTCCACCCGCGACCTCAAGCTCGCCACGATCCTCCTCACGCTCGGCTTCGAGCCAGAGAACCCCGCCGCTCCCGCCACGCGCATCCGCCGCGATTCCGGCGAGGAGACCACGGTCTTCCACTTCCTCGCATCCTCCCCCACCGGCCAGCAGGCCAACCAGGTCATGGAGTGGTTCCGAGACGCGGACATTTTCCTCGAGAAAAACCCCGACCATCCCGTGGCCTACATCCTCGCTGCCCTCCGCAACCGCGACACGCTCGTCAGCGTCGTCAAAGCCACCCCGCGCCAGCTCGTTTTCGAGCGCAACGGAAAAATCGTCTCGATCTCCGAGAACGCCACCGAGGCCGACAAAAAGCGATTCGCAAAATTTCTATGAAAAACAAAAACGACAAATCCAACGACACGCTAGAAACCGACGACGAAGTCCTGCGCGAGCAAGCCATGACCAGCGGCCCGCAGAAGCTCTCGCGCTGGGAACTCCGCCCTACCGCCGCGCTGGAAATCTCCTGGATGCAGCGCAACAAAATCCTCACCACCGACATGGACATCATGTGGCGCGCCTCCGGCTTCGGCTTCATCCACGGCGCGCCCAAGGCCAGCGTCCGCGCCGTCGTGAATGACTTCCCACGCTTCGCCTCCGCAGTCGACGACTGGATGGAAAAACAATCTCCCAGCGCCCAAGAAATCGCCGACCTCCAAAGCCTGTGCCTTGAGCGGACTAACGAATACTTCGCCAGCTACAGCAGCCAACCCGGTGCGAAAGACGCATCGGGAAACTAAACAGCCCCGGCTGGCTCGCGAGCTATGTCTACCGCATCGCCAAGATCACCGGCTGGGGCTACAGAGAGATTTTGGAAGACCTCCCGTTCGCGGCGGGCCTTCAAATCCTCCACGCCGATGACTTCGCGCACGGGCGCAAACGAGTCTGGGGCCGCAACAACCGCGCCACCGATTTTGACTCCCTCGCAGCCATAGAAGCCGCTTTCGAGAACCTGACCTGAGATGCCCAAAATCAAATTAGAAAACCTCAAATTCGAGCAGATCATTAAGGACTACGCCGAGATCCAAGAGAAAACTATTCCCGACGCCGTCCACATGAATGCTCGGCTTCTGTGTGTCGAATTTGCCCGCCGCACTCAGCCATTCGGTAAAGACGACAAAGTAGGCAAAGCAGCCATCGCCCGCGACTTGCTTGGCGGTAAAAAACGATACGGCATCTTTTCTACGCTCACGGCTTTCGTAGCCTCAAATTACGAAAGATATAAGACAGGAAATATCCGGCTTTTTGTAAAAAAAGACGGCACCGTCTATGGCACCGACACCGCGCACTTTCTTGATGGCGCTACCGCTGCGACCTTACGCCAAATCCACAAGGGAGCTTTTCAAAACGGCAGGATGTCCAGCGCAGGCAGTGGCACGCGAAACATAGGGCGCTGGAAGTTTGTGGATAAATATTTCGTCCCAGACAGCACGCTTTCGGACTATGTGAAATCCCAACAAGCCAAGTCAGGCTTAGCCAAATCCGGTTGGGCAGCTTGCGCCAAGCAGCTGAAAAAAGTCGGCTCTGGATCAATGACTCGAGATATTCCCGGATGGGTCACGCGGCATCTTGGAGATTACAATTTCGGCACGGTCGAAGACCGCACGGGCAACATCTTTTCTCCCACCGTCGTCCTCACGAACACCTGCCGATATGCCGACAAGGTTCTCCGCGAAACCGAAAAGCTCCAAGGCCTCTCGATCGTCGCAGGCAAAATGAAAAAGCAAATGGAGCGGATCTTGAAACATAGAAAACTCAAACTCCAGGAGGCCGCGTAAGCCATGGCCGATGTCAGCGTAGAATTCGGAGCCAAGGATGTCGGGCTGCAAGACAGCCTCAAGAAGATCCAAAGCGAGATGCAGACCCTCGAGGGGAAGGTCAAGAGCGGCGAACTCTCTTTCGAGGAATTGGAATCCACCATGAAGCGCCTCGGCCAAGTCGAGCGCCTCGAGAAGCAACTCCAAGCGATCGGCAATGAGTCCGCAGGCGCGGCCCCCAAAGTCGGCGAACTTGGCAAGGACATCCAAGACGCCGGGAACAAGAGCGAGAAAATGGGCGAGCAGAGCGGCATGGGATTTGGCAAGCTCGTTGCTGCCGTGGGGCTGGGGCAAATCGCCGCCAAAGCCTTCACCGCCGTCCTCGATTCCGCCTTCGCCGCCGTGCGTGGCACGATCCAAGGCTTCACCGACGCCCTCGACCTCGGCGGCCGACTCTCCGACCTCTCCGCCTCCACCGGCGAGACCGCAGGCAAGCTCCTCGTGCTCGAGCGCGCCTTCGACAATTCCGGCATCGGCGCGGACAAAGTCGGCAGCTCGATTTCCAAGATGCAAAAAAACATCGAGGACGCCCGAGACGGCAGCGGCACCGCCGCGAATGCCTTCGCCATGATGGGCGTGAAAGTCGAAGAACTCGAAGGCAAGCTCCCCACCGAGCAGCTCAAAATCCTTTCCTCTGGCATCAATTCGATCGACGACCCCACCCAGCGCGCCGCTGCCGCCATGGGAGTTTTTGGCAAATCCGGCGCCGAACTCCTCCCTCTCCTCACCAATCTCGACGGCGAACTCTCCGAAGCCCGCGACACCGTGGGCTCCATGGCCGAAATCATGGACCGCCGCTCCTCGGTCTTCGACGCCGTCGGCGACCGCTTCAAAACCATCGGCGAAAAAGTCCGCGATTTCGCCGCAGGCATCCTCGACAAGGCCCTCCCCGCCATCGACGCCATCACCTCGGCCCTCTCCCGCATCGACGCCGCCAAGATCGGCCAAAACCTCGCCGATGCCTTCCTCGGCGGGCAGAAAGCCATGTCAGGATTTCAGGCTTCGGTGGATGCCTTCAAGACCGGCCAAATCTCCGCCGCGCTCCAGATTTTCTGGGACAGCACGAAGCTCCAAGCTGCACAGACAGCAAACGAAATTTACAAGCGGCTGATCGCGGCATTCCAAACCGCCGGGGATTTTCTTGGCAAAATCTTTGATCCGAGTGGCGCATTGATTTCTACAGCGATCAGTGCTTTTGAAATGTTTGGAAAGCGGATCGCCTCTAGCATCCAGAGAGACTTGGCAAAAACTTTTGAGGCTCTTCCTTATGGTCTCGGAGAATCTGTGGCGTTGGCCTTGAATGATATGGCCAATCAATCGAACACGGCCGCCAATAAGATTGAAGATGACTTAAAAGGAGCCGCCGGGCGCATAGGCGAACAATTCTGGGACGCAGGGGCAGCCATGCCGGAATCATTCCAGAAAAATTACGCCAAAGTCCCACCGCTTTTCAACGACCTGAGCAAGCTCCAAAAGAGCATCGAGGACCAAGAAAAGGCGATCAAGAAAACAACCGAAGAAACCAACGCCGAGCGCGCCAAGTCCACCGAGCAACTCGAAAAAGAAAAAGAGAAGCGTGCCAAAATCAAGGCCGACGCCGAAGCTGCCGCCGCCACCGAGAGAGCCAACGCCGTCGCCCTCATCGAATACGAGACCGCCATCAACGAAGCCAAAGCCGCCGGGAACGAGGAATTGGTCAAGTCTCTCGAAAGCGAAAAGAAGCGCCTCGAAGACCAGAAAGAGATCGCAAAGCTGACGGCAGAATACTTGCCGCTCGTCGGAAACAACGCCAAGGAAGCCGAACGCCTCGCGACCAACATGGTCAACGCCAAAAACGCCGTTTCCGCCATTGGTGACAAAAACGCCGTGGTCACCATTACGACGAAAGTGGACGACACCCGCTGGAAAGACCTCCTTGCCGAGTTGGCCCTCAATAAAGACCCGAAAACAATTGCCGTGGCGCTTGAGGTCACAGGAAAGAGCAATCTCCAAGACGCCCAACTAACACTCCAAAACATGGAGAAGGCGAATAAGAATTTCGAGGCGGCTTTTAAAGTGATCGGCGCGCGCAGCATCGAAGAAGTCGCAGCCAACCTCAACGGCATCCCCACCGAGGCTCAAAAGCAACTCGCGCTCCAAATCACCGGCGAAAAAGACATCGACCGCGCCATGGTCAAGCTCGACAGCTTTGCCGGAACCAAGACCGCCAAAGCGCTCCTCGAGACGCAAGGATTTGAAAAAATGAGTCAACTTGAAGACGCACTCAAAGGCGTCGTCGGGGAGAAGCGCACCAAGGCGATTGTTGAAACCCTCGGCTTGCAAACCGCCGAGCAAGCCAAGGAAGCCCTTGATGCCATCCTTCGCAACAACGGCCAAAAAGCTACCGTCACCGCCACGGCCGATACCACGCCAGCACAAAATGCCATCAACTCGCTGGATAGACGCGGCGTCACGCTTAACGCCACGGCCGATACCTCAAAGGCGCAGCAAGCCATCTCCGACCTTGGGAGCAAAGCCATCAAAGGCAACCTCGACGCCTCGGCATCCATCAAAACCATTCGCAAGGAGTTGGAAAAAGAAGTCGATCTCGGCCTCAACAGTTCCGATGGCACAAAAATCCTTGGAAACATTGAGGGGCTCATGGGCGAACTAAAAACCGTCATGGAAACCCTTTCCAAAAAACTCCCCACCCCAGCACTTGTTTAATTTATGGCCACGGTAAATCCCAATCAAAGTTTCTCAATCAATTACGGCGACACCTTTTCAGCCACGCCGCTTTTCACAAACACTCCTGGTCCTTGGAGAGTTGTGTCTGGCACGTTGCCGGATGGGCTTTCTATAAATTCTACTTCGGGCGCAATTACTGGAACACCGACGAAGAGAGGATCTTTTTCCCCGAAAATTGACTGCTCACGGATCACCGCATTCGCTGGCGGGGATTTTTTAAATTACCTCGAGCAGCGCGAGGATGTCATGATCGGATTGACTTCAACTGGCATTGCTTACGCGTGGGGTGGATACACGGCAGGCAGCCCGGTTTTTGATCTCAAGAAAACCTTGTCCAGCGTGTCGAAAATCGCGGCGGGATCAAAGCATGCCATCGCCCTGACTACTGCAGGCAAAGTCAATGTCATGTTTGACTATGACACCGAGCAAACCGCTCCAGCGATGAGTGGTATCGTGGACATTGCCGCCGGTTACGACCGATCGTATGCTATCACCTCGGCAGGCCAAGTGGTGCCCTGGGGCAATCAAGCGGATGGAGACCGGTATGTTTACAATGTGTATGGCGAAACGGTTTTCTTCGAGGGGGAGTATTTGTATTATTATGGCGGAGCAACTCTTGAAGGGGCCAGCATTAGCCGCCCCCCGCAGCACACCACGCGAAACATTAAGAAAATTGCTGTGGGTGAAAAGGGGACGATCGGATTGCTCTCCAATGGTGCGGTCATCGATTTTTCTTGGTCGGGCGAATGGCAGATGAACCAAGTGCCATGGAACGGCGTGCCGGAATCCATCGCCGGTGGTGCCGTTTATACAGGTGCAACCTTCATTGAAGAGGTTACGCCTCCCGTGCCTGTGGTGGAAATTGTGGCCAGCGATCGTGACTATGCAGCTCGCTTGCAAGATGGCACGGTTGTTTCGTGGTCGCGCCTCGAGCCGCGCCACAACCCTGGAATTGTGGACCGTGAGTCCAACCTGATTTCGTGGAATCCAACTGGCGTTTTCACTAAGATCACCGCCACGCGCAGTGGTTTTTTAGGACTGAAATCCAACGGGTCGTTAATTTACTGGAGCCGAAATGAGCAAATCGCGGTGCCTGCGATTTCAAACATTTCCACAATCACTTCGTCTCAGAGATTCTTTTTTGTCCACAGAACCAATGGGTCCGTGGTTTTTCCGAGCCTTACCAACCACGATTCTTCTGCTTTCATTCTTGACGCCAAACCTCCTGGCACAACGGTCTCGTTTTCAATCGCCACCGGAACGCCTATTTTAACGGCTGGCCAATCATTTACAGCCAAAGTCGGGGTGTCTTTTTCAGGAAAACTGAACCTAACGGATGCGGCAGACCGCCCAGCCACGGCTTTCTCTGGCAGTGTGCCGCCCGGATTGGTTCTGAATACTTCGACAGGCGCGATCACCGGAACTCCGCTGGACTCTGGACCATTTTCATCGTCCATCACGGCCAGCTCGAGCAAGGGTTCGAGCACAGCGGTTGTGAGCTTTTCCGTAGAAAAAGGCGCGCCTCTCTTTGCGCCAAATCAATCGCTTACAGGTAAAGTCGGGGTTGCATTTTCCAAGACCCCGGCCATGCAAGACCTCGCGGATCGGCCGGTGACCTCTTGGGAGTCGATCACGCTTCCCGCCGGATTCTCGATTAACAATGCCACCGGCGCAATCACTGCAACCCCGACAAAAATAACGAACTTTTCAGCCACCATTGGCGCAGGAGGGCCGGGTGGAGATTCCTCAGCGGTAATTTCATTTTCAATCTCTGCCGGGGCGCCAATCATCGTTCCAGGTCAAAGCATAGAGAGCCCCTACGGATCGCCGTTTAATTGGACATTCTCCGTGGACGATAGCGGAAATCGCCCTGTGACAAGCTGGAGTGCCACAGGACTTCCCGCAGGGCTCTCAATTAACTCCAGCACAGGAGCGATCACGGGCACTCCAACTAATGTCGGAGAATTCAACCCCACCATCACAGCCACAGGTCCCGGCGGAGCTGATTCC